AACATGGGGAGAAGTAGAATTAGGTGGATCAATAATTAAATGTCCACATAGAGAAATTACATATTATTACAAAAGGAATTTAATTAATATAGTAATATTAAATTATTTAGAAAAAGAATTCAAAGTCGACGGAGAATTTATTTTAGTTAATGAAATGAATAATATTGGATATAATTTCAAAATAAGGTAATTTTATTAAAAATAAAAAAGGATAACATAATTAAATGTTATCCCTTCTTATTTTTAACCATAAAAAACCTGGGTTTTTAAAAGTTTAAAAATATTGAAAATATATATTGGAAAATAAATCCAATGTATATGACTAAGTATGACGACACACAGAATCAAAAATTCGAAAAAAAGAGTTACCAAATAATTGGAGAGTGGATTGATTCAAAACCAGAAATGGAAGTAGAATTTCAAAAGGATAATGAATTAGACTGGAATGGTATCGATTTAACCATTAAAAAGTCATCCACAGGAACTAAAATAAATTGTGGGTTAAGACACACTAATAATGATAAATTTCTAGTAAGGCTCACAAGAAACTATATTTATGTTAAAGAAGACGGAACATATTTAACAAACTACCATTGGAGTGATATTAGACAATGGAATTTCTTTAATAAAAAGAACCTAATATTTACTAATAATGAAGGAGAAATATGGTCATGTGACTATAGGAGTCTTAAAGACGCAATAAGTCGTGACTGGCAAATTATTTATCATAAAATGGATAAAGTATTCGCAAGGATAATTAAGTCAAATGGTGACTACATTAAATTAGAAACTAATACAAAAAAACCTAATAAAGTAATTAATCATATTATAGGAGAATCAGAATTTACTTATGAAGTTACTATACTAAAACATAGAGACGCTCAATTTAGAACATTCAAATTTAATTATCCTAAATTAAAAGTGGAAGAATTTGATGAATATACATTTGAAATTGTATTTGATATAAGAAACTCAAACCTAATGAAGAAGTTAAATTAATTTAACTTCTTTTATTTATTTTTTATTATGGTCGACTTTAATTTAAGTAATTTAGAACATATTTCGTATTCATCGATTAATTCCCAATCGTTAATAGACCAATCAATATATTTTATACAATAAGCATCGATCCACCACTTACAAAGTCCACTTTCATCAATAATAGTCATTATTGCATATTCTTCTAAATCATCATCAGTTATATATTGAATTATATTTGATTTAAATATTTGAAATCGTTTCATTAATTGACGATCGATACCCTTTGTGTCCCAATTAAAATCCTTAAAGTTAAATAACTTTTGGAATATAACGTAGAAGTCAACTTCTACTTCTTGACTAAAACTTATCATTTTTTCTCTTTTTTATTTTAATATATATATTTAATATGAAAACTAAAAATATAATAATATCGGAACTTGCCACAAAAGAGGATTTTGACAAACTAATAGGCGAAAAATGGGAAACATTTGTAACTAATGTAAATAAATATTCATATAAAAAGAAAATATTTACAACAAGAGAGAAATCAATAGAAATAGTTAATGAAGTATATTTACAAGTACTTAATAAAATTAATCAATGTAAAATATACAAGACACAATTAGAAGGTTACTTTGGAATGGCTACCTATAATCAAGTTTTAAGAAATATTGAAGTTCAAAACAAAGTTAGAAATAGAGGTGATTTTAATGTTGATGATTTAGAGGATGTAGACCCAATTCTTATTCATGATGAAACTAAGTTACATGATGAAATTTGGAGTGATGAGGAGACAACTAAATTTGTAATTAAAATATTTGATTGGATAGGATTTAACTTTGATGACATTGAATTATTTATATTTGAACAATATTTCATGAGAAAATTAAGAATAAGTGATATAAAAGTTCGTTTTAATATTCCTACAAAACTTATAAAGTCAACAAAAGCTACTATTGTTACAAAACTAAAAAATAAATTTAATATCGATGAATTATATAAACACAGACCAAGCGATTACTAAAGCAAATGAAATACAAGCTGTATTTAATTTTAAAGCAAATTATATGGCTGAATTTAGTAAACTACCAACACCAAGTGCTATTGCAAAAGCAACAGGACTAAAAAAAGCTAAAGTAGAACGAATTCTAGACGAAGGATTAGACTATGATTTTATTAAAGGTATATATGCCGGTTGTGAAGTTAAACTTATGAATATTCTATTTCAAAAAGCACAAGCTGGTGATACTCCATCAATAAAACATTTCCTAGAAATGAGTGGATTTATTTCAACAAAAGAAGAAGTTAAACCTGGATTACAAATAGAAATTAAATATGTTGACAGTAAAAGGGAAGGGGAATAATTTAAGAGCATTAGGAATTAAGAAAAAAAAGGCAGCTGGAACAACAATTAAATACATGAATAAAAAAACTCAAATAGAATTTAGTCCTAGTTATAAGGATTTTATGGAATGTAAAACAAGGTGGGTTATTTTAAAAGGTGGTGCTGGTTCTGGCAAGTCTTATCATACTGCATTTAAAATAATTCTAAGACTTATTCGTGAATTAAATTTTGGTTGTCTTGTAGTTAGAAAAGTACAATCAACAGTTAACCAATCAGTATTTAAACTCATTACTGATATTCTTAGTGATACTGGTTTAAGTGAACTATTTACTATAAACAAAACAGAAAAAATAATTCGCCTAACTACAAACCCAAAAAACTTTATTAAGTTTATGGGTGTTGATGATCCAGAAAAATTAAAATCAATAACTGGTATTAATAATATATGGATAGAAGAAGCAACAGAATTTGATTTCGCTGATATAGAACAATTGGCAACAAGAGCTAGAGAAATGGGATATGGACCAACCAGTGATATATTTTTACTAGTTACTAAAAGGTTTAAAGAAACTTATAAAAGTAATCCTACAATGTTAGAGTCAATGAATAAACATGTATTTAACATAAAAGGGATTACATATGAACCATCATTCCAACAAATAATAATGACATTTAATCCTGTTTCATCAAAACATTGGATTAAAGAAAAGTTTTGGGATAAAATCGATGGTGATATAACTAAATTCTCTACTAATTATAAGGATAACCCATGGTTATCAGAACAAGTGATTAAAGAATACCTTAAATATGATAAGGACAGTGATTATTATAGAGTATATGTAGAAGGAGAATGGGGTGTTGGAGAGAACAAGTCAGCACTTATTCACAAATTTTCCCTATCAAAAATGGGTGAGTATACAAACAATTTAGAATTACCCTTACATATTAGTCTAGACTTTAACGTGCAACCACATTGCACTTTAATTGTTGCTCAGTATCAATTAGACAAGTTAATCGTTCTAGACGAATTTATATCACCATATCCTGGTTCAACAAAAGAACTTATGTTAAATTACTTAGACGTTTATAATAACCCTAATCAAGTAGTTTATATATATGGTGATCCAGCTGGAAAGAATAACAATACCAGAGGACAAGGAAATGACTACCAAATAGTTATTGACTTATTAAATCAATATAATATCCCACATGAATATAAAGTGGCATCAAGTCATCCTTCCGTTAATTTAAGTGCAAGGTTTGTTAATGACCTTTTTGAATCAAATTCATTACAATTAAGTAAAAGGTGTAGAATGTTAAGTGATGATTTAAGTTATTTAAAAGTCGATAGTAAAACTGGTGGTAAATTAATAGAATATGATAAAAATTCTGATAAAGTAAGGTATGAAAAATGGGGACATTTTACTGATACATTAAGGTATTTAGTAACTGGAGTTTTAAATGATGAATGGAAGTCATTCCTAAGCAGAAAACAAAACATAAATTATGAGTTTGGCTTAAGAAAATCACAATTCCAAAATGATAAAATATTTAGTGATGTAAATAATAATGATGATCCGGATGATGAGTGGTTCTTAAAATTTCAATAATAAAAAAGTAATACAATATGAATTATATACAATCAAATGAATCGAGGTTAGTTATATCGGATACTTATTTAAGTCAAATAACCACCGATGATTTAATTAAAAACTTTTCAGAAAATATAGCAATTGCTGAGGCTAGTTCAATATTAGAACAAAGGTTTGATGTTGACTGGATGTTTAGACCTGTTTATCAATTATCACAAACCCAAACATATTTATTAAATGATAGAGTAAATTCATCACAATCAATTTATATTTGTATAACAGCTTCGGCAACAGCGTCTGGTATTAATAATACTACACTATTTCAAAAAAAGGATGATAGAAATCCACAATTAACACTAGCTATATGTGATATATGGATTTATCACCTACTTACTTCTATGAGTCCACAATCAGTTGAAGAAAATAGAAAAGTTCGATATAGAGGAGCCATTTCACTACTTGGTGAATGGGCTTCTGGTAAAAAGACCTTAACTGGTGCTAAATACCTACCATATAACCAAGGTAATATAGTTATTTGGGGTAGTGGTTCTGGAACCCAATTTGGTATGTATGAATTAAGCTTAAGTGATAGAAAGGATATTTACGGAACTGATTCTATATATCCATCAACACAAACAAACACAAAACCACTATGAGAAGAAGCCTTAAAGAAATAATAACTGCACCATTTATTAAAAGAGTAGAACCTACTATCCTACCAATAAATTCACAATTAAAAGCAGAACCATTTGTTAACTATGAAGACTTAATTCCTAGTGAACAACAATTATATAGAGTAAAAACAGACCTTAATAATTTTGCATCAGCTTTACTTCTAGCAGAAAACATAAATAATAGAAATAGGTATACATTATTACAATGTTATCAAGAAATGAGTATTGATTCTTTTATACAAGGGTTAATTAATCAAAGGTTCTCTGCTATAAAGTCTTCTAGTATGTTGTTAATTGATGCCAATGGTGATGCTTTATTAGACCAATCAAGTATAAATACAAAATGGTTTAATGAATTTTTAGAATTGTCACATCAATCACTATTCTGGGGATTTAGTTATATTAATATAACAGGTATAGAAGGTGGAGTTGTTGATGGTGTTCAATTAGTTCCAAGAGCTTATTGTAGACCTGATTTTGATATAATTAGTCAAACACAACAGGGTAATTCAGGTAATTCTATATTAGAAGAGCCATTACTTTGGAGTATTGTTCCAGTTTATAAAAATAAACATGATTTAGGTATTTATAAAACAATATTTAAATATTGGGTAATGAAAACCAGTGGTGAAATAAATTGGTCACAATTCCAAGAAAAATTTGGAACACCTATAATGGTTGGTCAAACTGATATGTTAAACAAACAATCAAGAGACCAAATGGCTAAAATGCTAGCCAACCAATCAAAATCACTTTGGGCTGTTATTGGAAATGATGATAAAATTAACATGTTGGCACCTAATCATTCTGGTGATACTTTTGATATTTATTTGAAATATATTAACGAACAATTGGCAATATCAATACTGGGACAGACTTTAACGTCAACATCACAGACTGGCGGAACCGAACATTTGGGTAAAATCCATTCTAGTATCCTAAGTCGTATAATTGAAGAGGATAAAGAATTTATTTCAAATGTTGTTAATGATAAATTAATGCCAATTTTAATAAAATATGGAGTTTTACCAGAAGGAACTAAATTTAAATTCATTGAAGACAATGATAAATTAAGCACATCAGAACTTATTGATAATGTTGTTAAATTATCATCAGCTAATATTGGAGTTGATATTGATTGGTTAAGTAAGGAATTAAATATTCCACTGGTTCCAATTAATTCACAACCAACTGTAAGTAGTGGTCTACCTGTAAAAAAAAAGACTATAAATCCGAATTATTAAATTTTATTAAACAAGAAAGTCAATTCAGTGTAGTTGACATTCTGTTTAGAGGATTAGTTAGAGAAATGTTCTATAGAGAAGTTAATGGAATGACTCCCACTGAATTCAATATATGGTTCGAGAATTCTGGTGAAGTTAATAAATTAACAGCTGAATTTATTAGAGAATTTAGAAGTGTATATAACGATGATGAATTACTAAAAATTACTAAAGCTATTAGTAAAATTACTAATAAAGAAGTAAGTACTAGTGATTTAGTAAGAGCTAATATAAACTCGTTTAGTAAAGCTAAAACATTTACTTATTCAATTTCCGTTATGGAGAAATTAGGTGAATATTCTAAATTGGTAAAATCGGACCCTAATAATATTGAAAAACATTTTAGGGGATTTTTAAGTGACACAAAAAGTATAAATGACCAAACTACCAATTGGACAAAAACAGAATTTAGTTTAATGACTGATAAAATAAATTCAGCTAAACAAATGAGTGATTGGTGGATTGACGATAATGTAGTTAACTTAACATATAAAACAAAAGAGGATAATAGAGTTAGGACTGACCATCAATTATTAGACCTAATAACATTACCTAAAACACATAAGTTTTGGTATACACACACTCCACCACTTACTTGGAATTGTAGGTGTAAAGTCGTTGTAACAGAAGCTGACCCTAATTTAAGGGGAATTGTCGATGTTACTACTAAAGGTGAATTAAAGGACATTACAGACCTATTTAATGAAGCTGAAGGAACTAATGATAAGTCAATAAGAACTTCTTTAATTAAGGCAGTTATGGATGGGAATCAATATCCATTAATTGGAAAGAGTCACCCATATTATAAAAATTATCAGAAAAATGAACTTTAGTCCACAAGCAGTTAAGGGTGAAATAATTGATAAGGTTGGTATTAAATATAATTCCATGATACTTAATTATGTTATAGCTCAATTTAATATTAGAAGTAAAGGTGGTAGTGATGCTGATGGAGTTAGGTGGTCACCACTAAAACCAAAAACAATTAAATCAAAAAGGGGAACATTTGGAGCTAATAGGATTTTAATAAGAACTGGTATATTAAAAGCATCAATAACTTCTAAGTATTTTAAAACAACTAAGTCAATAAGAATATATTTAACAAACCCTCAGGATTATTTCGACCATGTAAATAATATAAGACCAATTTTTGGGGGATTAAAAGAACTACCAGAATTTATTGAAAGGTCGATGGAAAAATTTACAGCCGAATTAACTGAAAAGTGGATGGTTGATAAAATAAGAGGAGTTTTAACTAAGAAATGAGTATTCTTGCAGACATCAATAGTGATATAGTTAATTTGTTAAAGACATCAAGTGTATTTAAATGGGTTGATAACGATCGTAGTCAATGGGATAATCCTGGTGAGAATCAGGTTCCAAATACTCCAGCATGTTATGTTAAGTTGGATGTTGATAGTATTGAACAATTTCCAAATGCTAGAAACCTTATTAATTTAAATGTAATAATAACTACAGTTGATAAGAAATATTATAATAGTCCATTTTATGACCAATGGGAACTAGTAGCTGAAGTTTATAACCTACTATCAAGTCAAACTTTTGATAATAAAACATCAAACTTATATAGAACTGATATAGACATGGACTATAATCCAAACAACTATATAGTTAATATGACATCATTTAAATGTATAGTTTTTGATGACCAAGTACCAATTATAAACCGATACACACCAGTTTCATCAGCCACATTCTCTGTTAAAACGAGTTATGGTGGGACAGGATCGAATATAAAAAATGATATAATTAAATAATGGCTAGAACTACACAAGAAATTTATAATGCAATGATTGCATCAAAAGTTACATATGGTTTACCAACTAATAATAACCCAATGAGTGTAATTAATAGACTCCTATATGTTTTTGCCTTAACTTTGAATACATATGAAAATATATTGGATAAATTTAAGGCGGATGTAACTACTATAACATCACAAGCGGCTTGGGGAAGTAAGGAATGGATAAGAAGAAAAATATTTGAGTTTCAATATTCAGCAACAGTCCCACAATTACTTAGTTTTGATGCATCAACATATAAAATAGGGTATACAACTATAAATCCAAATTTAAGAATAATTAAACAATGTTCTTTAAGGACTTTTCAAATAAATAGGATTATATCAATTAAAGTTTGTAAAGGAGTTGTACCAAATTTAATTCCTCTATCAGACGAGGAAAAACTAGCTCTATCATCATATTTGGATAAAATATGTCCAGCTGGTCAATCGATTGATATTAGAAGTCTTACTGGTGATGATTTAAATGTAATTGCTATTAATGTATACTATGACCCACAATACTATTCAAGTGCTGAAGTTGTTACTTTAACTACTACAAAAATTGAGGATTATGTTTATAATACTGATTTTAATGGTAAATTAAATAAGAATAGCTTACAAGAAGCAATAAGAAGTATACCTGGTATAATTGATGCTACACAATTAGACATAAGAATATCAACTGTATTTAATAATTATTCACAACCATTTACTTTAGAGGATGAAGCTGAATTATATTCAGGTTATGTAAGAAGTGTAAATATAGCAAATATATACCCAATAGCAATAATATAAATATGAAATATTCATTCAACTCGGCTAGTATATACGAAAAAATAATAGAACCATTTTTTAGAAATGTTAATAATACTAAATTATGGAAAGTACTTTCAAGTGGGTTTCAATATGTACTTGATGATATGTCACAAAACTTTTTTCCACAAAAAGTAAAGGAAGCTAACTATAACTCATGTAAACTAGCTTTTGAATGGTTTTTAAATGATAGGTTTAATATACCTGGTAATCCACTTCGTATATACATAACTAATACGAATAATAAGGATAATACATTTTTTATTTATAATACTGATGAATATCAGGGATTACCAACTTACTTTTTGGAAAATACCAGCACGTTGCCATTAGTATTGCAATATGATGATGGTTGTGTATTTGTATGGGACCCTAATTACCAATGGGGTTATGGTGATGTTGTTGGAGTTATAGACCCAAAAGACCTTAGTGTTGCTATGTATCAGTGCATAAATTACCAACCAAGTAATGATTTAAATGATACAGCTTCTTGGTTTCCAGTTAATTATGTGTATAATTATGCATATGGTTTAGAACCTAGTCCATATGATGATGTAAATTTTATAACTGATTTTATAGTAAATGTTCCAGCAAACCAATTTGCTGGCGATGGTGAAAATCAAATTAATAAGTTTGTAAATGATATAAGGTTGTATAATATGTATTATGCAGTAGTAGCATATGCATAAAAAATGGTTTTTTAAAAATAATATATAATACATATGAAAAGAATAGGGTCAGGAAGTGGTATTAATGGACTAGAAGTAGGTGGAGCACCATGGCAAAATGCTGATTTTGTTGAAACAATACAAAATCAGGGAAAAAGAATTGATACTTCATTCATTAAAGCTATAAATCCATCGTGGCAAGCAACTGGTAATAATGGAATAATAATGAGTGGTATAACAATTCAACAATCATTTAACCTTACAAGGTTGACATTTGATAATGCACTTGTATTTTTATACTCACCATTTAGTGGCATATTTGACTTTTGTGAAAGTCCTTTGACTGGAACTGTTGATTATAATAGTGGTGATGTTTGGATTGTAGCCAGTAATACTATTCCTGATGCTAGAGTATTCAGAAATGGAGGAAATTCACTTTTTGGTGAGACATTAAATTTCTCAGTAGTAACAACACAACCAACAGAAGGTTCTTGGATTGAAATTAGTTATAGTAGAGGTTGTTCAAGACTATATAAGGATGTACTTTCAAATGCTTGTGCAAAAACAGGTGAAATTAAACAAGTAGCTGTATTAAGTTCAAATATCGATTTTACAACAGGTAGAGGTAAAAATGAATGGTATGGATGGGCAATTGCTGATGGTAGAAATGGAACAGTAAATATGAGTGGTAGAGTTCCAGTTGGTTTTGTAAATGGTGATAATCAAGAACCAGCTAATAGTCCAACTAAAGTGCAAACTAACTATGGTAGAGTTGGTAATACTGGTGGTTTAAATAATGTTCAATTAACTAACAATGAAAGTGGACTTCCTTTACACTCACATAGTTCTATAACAACTCAATATACCAATGGTAGTATTTTTCAAGCCTATACATCAGGAACTGGTATTAATTTAACAGTATCAACTCAACAAACAGGACTTGCTGGTGCTAATGCCCAAGAAGTACACGAAAATAGACAACCATATACAGTTGTTCTATATATGCAAAAATTAACAAGTTAATTACAAAAAATTAAATTAATAATATGAGAATAGAATTATTCGGTGAAATCAACCATGAAATGGTTGAATACGTTATGGAAAAGTTAGAAGTATGTGAATCAGGTGGTAGCGGTGAAGACTTGTATATAGAAAAAAAACCAATGTGTTCTAATACAATGTGTTCTAATACAATGTGTTCTAATTACAATGAGAGCTCTGATATCATGTGTTCTAATTATGGTGGAAGTGAAATGTTGGAAGTTTATATAAACTCACCAGGTGGATCAGTATTTAGTGGTTCTCAAATCCTAAGTTTGATTGGACTAACTGGAATGAAAACATGTTGTTATATTGATGGTATGTGTGCTTCTATGGCTGCTGACATTGCAATGACATGTGACGAGGTTAAAATGAGCAAATGGGGTTTATTAATGTTTCATGATTGTTGGATGACTAGTGATGACATGAGTGAAAGTGATGCAATGTTCATCAGAAAACAAAGTGATTTAATGAGAGAAATGGTATCACAAAAAAGAGGTATACCAAGACCAAAATTTGATGAATTCTGTGCTAGTGAATATTGGTTTTCTGCTGATGAAGCTCTTTCCAATAACCTTATTGATGAAATATATGATAACATCGTTATTAAAGAAGAATATAGAACTGAAGTAATGAATCAATATGAAAAAGTAAAAAATTCTAAAATTATCAATCAGGTCCCTGAATTTTACAAAATTGTAAATAAATATATGGAAACTGAAATCGAAAAAGAAATCGAAGTAACTGCAATTAATTCGGATGATACAACACTAATTAATGTAGAAACTCCGGTTAAAGAAGTTAAAGAAGTTGATGAAACTGAATCAATAATTGGATTGTTGAGAAATAAAATAATTGAACTAGAAGAAAAAGTTGAGGAATATGTAAAGAAAGAAACCTTAGCCAATATTGAAAAGTTCAACATTGAAGTTGAAAGTATTTTAACTGATGCTATTAAAGTTGGTAAAATTAAGAGTGAAACAAAACCTCAGTGGGTTAACTTATTTAAAGGAGCATTTGCTGAAACTAAATCAATCATTGAAACTTTACCATCAACAAATGTTTTAGAAAGGAATGATGTCCTGAATTTGATTACTAAATCAACTCCAAACGATCGTAGTTCTTGGACATATGATGATTGGCAAAAAAAGGATGATAAAGGACTTTCTAAAATGAGTAAAGAGCAACCAGCTCAATATGATGTTTTATTAAGAAATTATTTGAAAAAGTAAAAAGTCACTTTTTAAAACTAATATATAATAAACAAACAAAAACAAAAAAAAACAATTACTAACAAATGGGAATTTTACAAGAAATTTGGACCAAAGACATGTCTCAACAATTATTCGAAAAGAATTTGACATTCTTGGACATGGCTACCGACCACTCGGCATACCTAAATTATAGAAGTGTCAATGTTCCACAAGCAGGAACTATTGCTAACGTATCGGATTCTGATACTGTTGCTTCTTCTACACCACGTAGAGCAGCTGTTTTAAGAACTGATACTATCCTTTCTTATAACATTACATCAGTTGAAACTGATTTACTTTCTATTGAATATTCTGATGAATTACAAACATCATATCCTAAAAGAGACTCTATAATGAATGCTCAATTTGGTATTCTAGCACAAAGAGCTGGTACTCAATTGTTGAATACTTGGTCTCTAGCTTCTGCTACTGCTTCTGCAACATCAGTTGTTTATATGTCAGGTGCTACATCATCAGCTTTCTTAACTAATGGTCAAACTGGTGGTCGTAACTTACCAACTATTACTGACTTACTTAATTTAGGTGCAATTTTAACAGAACAAAACTTCCCAATGGAAGACAGAGTCCTAGTTGTAACTCCTAGAATTTATGCGGCTATCATGTCTAATACTTCTATTGCATCAGCTTTTGGTCTTTATGGTTCTAATGGTAATCAATCACCAATCGTTGAGAATAGCTTACCAATGATTGCTGGATTCACATTGGTTGTAAGACCTTCTGTAGCTGTTTATACATCAGCTGGAGCTCTTAAATCATATTCTGCAGCTGGTAAATATACAGTTGCTGCTACTGATGATATCGCAGCTGTAGCTTACCATAAATCAGCTGTATCATGGGCAACTGATAGAGGACAAGTATTTGTTGGACAAGAAGGTGACCCACAATATGGTGGTGGAACATCACTAATTGGTAAATTAATGATTGGTGGTTCTAAACTACGTTCTGATAACACTGGTATTGCTATGTTAATCATGGGTAATAAATAATTGGAACTAAAATTAAATAATTAACCTCCTCAACCCAATTGGGGAGGTTTTTTAATAAAAAACAAATAACAAAAATGCCAAATTTACCAAATATAACCCTTAATAAAATAAATGGTGGTATTGTCAGAGCTGTTGATTCAGTTGATGGTGTTTCAGGTATGTTGATTCAAAGTGCAACTTTCTCTACTAGTATGGATGTGACTACATCAGGACTAAGAGTTGGTGTTTATACTTCAGCTAAGACTGCTTTGGCAGCTATTGGATATAACAATGTTTCATATATCAATGAGGTTTCAGCTACATGTTCAGTTACTCTAGCAACTGCTAGTAATGGTGAAATAATTAGTATTGGAGCCACTGCAGCACCACTAACAAGTTTTACTGGATTCGGAACATATACTTTCAACTCTACTGATGCAACTTCAATTGCAAACACACAAACTTCATTTATAAACTATATAAATTCAAATCCACATGGATTTTACGCAGCTTCAGCAGGAACTGGTAACGTAACAATAACTGCTCCAAAATCAGCTCTATTAGGAGTTGGAACTGGAACAAAAATAAATGCAAAGAAATTTGTTCCTGGTTCTACATTTGCTGCTAAAGCTACATTTACTAACTTTACTGGTGGTGCTGGTGATAATGGTATTGTAAATGCTTACCAAATTAGTGAATTCTTCAGAACTGGTGGAACTAAACTATATTTAGGTGTTAAATTTTCCGCTGATTTTGCTTCTGATTATTCAGAGGTAACTGATTTAGTAAACTATTCTGGAGGTGAAATTAGACTATTAGGTATATATGATTTAGGATTATCATCATATACAAGTTATAGTTCACAAGCTGCTAAAACAATGATTGTTGGTAACTTAAGTTCTATTCAAGCTAGAGTTGACGCTCTTGCTCTTGATAAAAAGTATATTCAAGTTCTTTATTCTACGAACTTTGCTTCTACTTCTCTTACAGCTCTACCAGACTTATCACAATTATCATGTCCAAACGTTAGTGTAATTGCTGGTGGTGATTTACTTAATATTGGTGGTTCAATTCAATCAAACCTTGGTATATCATGTCCAGCTCTTGGTGCATGTTTAGGAGTTGCTGCTAAATTTAGAGTTAGTGATTGTATAGGATACATTGGTAAACTACAATCAATAAATTTTGCAACAAAAGAATTAGACCAAGCTCAAATTTCAACTGGAACAAGTATTAATTTATTAAGTCAAACTGATTTAGAAACACTTGACAATAAACGATATACATTCTTGAGAGAATTTGATGGTATACCTGGTTCATTCATTAGTGATAGTAAAACATGTGTTAACCCAGCTCTTTCTGATTTTGCTTATTTAGAACTAAACAGAGTTGTTGATAAAGTAAGAAAGAATACATATGTAGTAATTTTACCACAACTTAACTCTCCTCTATTAACAGAAGGTGGGAAATTAAGAGAAATTACAAGACAATTCTTTATCCGCCTTATTTCAACAAATTTATCAAACATGGTAAATGTTGGTGAATTAAGTGCATTCAACGTAAATATTGACCCTAATCAGGATGTTGTAACTACAAGTCAATTAAATATTGGTATTCAACTAGCTCCGGTTGGTGTTGCTAGGTTTATTAATGTTAATGTTAGTTTCAATGTAAATCCAGGTAAATAATAAAAAAATAATAAAGGAATATGCCAACATTAGTAAACGGAATATCATACAATTATGCTAGTATTAGCATAAACGTCCTAGGAATAGAGTCAACCGCTTGGAGTTCAATTTCATATAGTGTATCAACTGATACTAAACAATTTTATGGAAACTCAAGACAACCTGTTGCTCTTGGATATGGTAATAACACCTATGATTGTTCATTGGAAAGTTACCTAGACTTAATTCAACAGTTTAGAGAAGCAGCTAAAAATGCTGGTCTCTCTAGTATAACTGATATCGCACCATTTGATATTTGTATCACTTATGGTACATTAGGTCAAGTAAAGACAACACATATATTAGAGAAATGTGTTTTCTTAAATGATGATACATCAGGAGCAGCTGGAGACGCCCAAATTAAAACTAGTATGAAATTATTACCAGCTAACATTATATACTAAAAATTAATCAAGTAACTATGTTAGAAATAATTAAAAGAGTTTCTAAACCAACACCAAAGTTGTTTAAGAAAATTCGTAACATCGGTATTATATTGGCCTCAATTTCTGGGGCCATTCTTACCTCACCAGTAGCT